GGTAGTTGGGCTCCTCAGCTCTTCTATGTTGATGTTCAACCAGGAATTTCTAATATTGGTGGTGGTAATAATTGGGTTTGGGTGCTAGCTGAAAGCAATAATTATGGTTACGGTGGTGATAGACACGACACACTAAACATATCACAACGTGGACCTGCAAACGCACCCCTTAGATTTTTTAAAGGAGACACAGTAGTCTTCAACATACAATCTGGTACTACTAACGGACTCTGGATAAAAACTCAAACTGGTACTGGTACAGACAATCAAGTTCAATGGTTAGATCCTAACAACTGGACTACATTAGGTGTTGTTATTCCTGCTACTCCTAATGGTACTGGTTCAGGTAACCTAGAACCATATGATTTCACAGTACCACCAGAAGTTAGAGTAGATAATGTACACTTCCAGTTACAACAACCTGGAAACAGTGGACCTTCATACGATCACTTTGGTTTCACAACAATTAACTTTATAAACAACGACGCATATTATACAGACAGTACAATAACCTTTAGCAACAATCCTTTAGACACAACTGGAAGTGGTGCAGAAGCCGTAGTATATCTTGGTAAAACAATTGAAAGTATTAATATAGACAATGCAGGATCGTACACTGCTGCTATGGAGAACCTAGTCTTTGGATACTGGCCTCCTTATGGAGGTCACGGTAATCCAGGTACTCGTGAGTACTATCCATCTTGGTCTCTTACTGGTGGTGCTTACCTAGACGCACTAATAGTAGTATCAGAAACTGGTCCTCTATTCCAAGTAGGTGAGAAAGTTACCTTCAGTAACGGTGCAGAGGGTGTAATAACTTCATACGATGCACGTTCTGGCGTGTTTGGTGACGATGGTGCTGACGTTCAGTTAAACTTAACTGCTTGGGATAATAACAACCCAGTAACAGAAGGTATGTTATTTGTTGGCGAGAATACTGGTGCTAAATCTGTGGTAAGAACATTTAACTCTAGTGAATTTACAGAACCAACCTATGCTGATAATACTTTAGGTAATAAATTCAGATACAGGCTATCAAGAGAAGATGGTACAACAGGATGGCAGAAATTAGTTAGAGATAGTTTTAGATACAGAGAGGGTGATGGATCTATTGTTACCTTGCAAGGTTCATCAATAGTAAATGCCATAACTCATCACGAGTATGAAACTAGATTGAATGATGATAAGAGAAAAATATATGTATTACGTGAACAATATCTATTACAATTCATAGAAGAGATGAAGGCACAGTTACCATACAAAGAATCTTCTGACTTTATAAGTGTATCTCTTAAGAGATCAGCAGTTTAAAAAAATCTAAAGGACAAAAAAATACCCCCAATTTTTTTGGGGGTATTTTAGTATTCAGAAGTGGATTTTAGTCCTCTTCTGCTAGTCGTGCGAAGTATGATAGTTGATCATCTTCTGACGTAGTTGGTGCAGTTTCAGCACGTCTAGTAGCAGGAGTAGGAGTGGCAGCTGCAACAGCAGTTGGTTCATACTCTTCACTGTCTACTGTTGGTGCAGCAGCACGTTTGTTAGTGCCAAGCACTTCATTTAACCTAGTCGATAACTCCTCATAAGTTTTGAACTGATCTTCAGCAGTGAAAGAGGTTAGTGAGTACTCCTTCTTCCATACGGCTTCAAGTTCAGCATCATCTGAAGCAAGAGCACTAGGGCTATCAAACTCAGACTTGTCATAGTTCCAGAACCCCGCTACCTTACAAATTTTTAACTTGAAGTTAGCACCTTCCCATAGATCGAAAGGATTGATAGGAGTCTCATCTTCAAACTCAGGTTGCATTGCAGCAGTGATCTTATCATAGATCTTCTTACCGAATTTGTATAAGAATACCTTACCCTCATTCTCAGGGTGTGCTGGATCACGAACGACTTGGATGTTAGTGTAGTAAGAAAGCTTACGCTTCTGCTTACGTGCTATGTCCTTGTCGGAATCAAGACCAGAGTTCCACAACTTGCGATTGACTTCACCTACTGGATCTTTCTTGTTCACTGTGGTCAAGGAGTTTTCGATGTACCATCCTCCTGGACCTTGAAATGCGTGGGAATAAACCTTTGCCCACGGTAACTCTTCACCATCTGGTGCAGGTAGGAAACGAATTACTGCGTAACCGTTACCAGACTTATCGAGTTCTGGTTTCCAGAATCTCTCATCTGCACTTCCCGATTGCTTATTTAACTTCTCTGCTTCTTGGACTAGCTTTTCAAGTGATGTACCTGAACGCTTTTTAAGTGATGAAAATGACATCGGATTTAGTTAGATTAAATTAGATTTAATTGAAGGGAGGAATGAAGCCTCCCTAGTATTTAGTCGTGTTCCACAAGACCATTTGAAGGTTTTGGAGTACCAATCTTCTGATAGATTGAACCCAACCACACCCAAGGTCTACGTAAAGGATCTGTGATCTTATCTATCAACACAAGAGAGACAAACCGTATAGTTATGTTATACAGTTCCTCTAGTTCATCCTGCATCCCCTTGAGATCAGTGTCTATCATCTCGTGTGAAGTAGCACCCGTACTAAAGTCAATTAACTTTAGAGGATTCCGACTAGCGATGTAGTTCAGCATAATCTTCTTCCATATACGAAGAACACGAGTGCTATCCTTTGTGTTAATCAGATCAGCACCGAATCCTCCATCATTAACGAAGTCTTCTGCATCATCACGTGTGTACGCTTCCACTCTACCAACTCTTTTGAATTGCTTGATGACAGCGTTGACATAACCTTTCTCCTTATTACCAGAGATATTAAGGTCAAGCGACTCTACGTAACGAACCATCGCATCCTTGTCAGCATCTGTAACTCCAGATTCAAAGTCAATTCGACTTGTAAATCTATTACGGATTAGTTCTTTGATCTCCTCCTCCGTAATTGTTACAGCACCTTCGTCACGATTGAAAGTAGCACGCAAATCATCAACAGCTTCTGCTGTTGTTGCTTGGAATTCAGTACGTGTAGATAAATCTTCTTCGTACTCAGCGTAGATCCAATGTTCGTAACCGTGGACTGGTATCTCCTTGGTTCTATTAAAACCATTTAGAACGGCTTGTTCTGCACCGTCCTGTCGGAGAGATGGTGGTTGCTTGGTAACATCGACACCCTTTGGAATTGTTACTTCCAAAGTATCGTGGTCTTTGGTACCACCTAATCGAACAGTGTTATCTGAGTTCCCGTCTTCATTACGAGTCCTCAATTGTTTAACACGGGGCCATACATACCCCTTGAACTTCCAACCAGGAATTACTCTTGGTGCTGGAAGAGTTCGTTCGATGAGATCCATAAGTTTCTTAGGCGGAACGCCTTCCTTAGGGATCTGTATGTACTGGGATACTGCTATGCTCAAAGCATTCGTATCTTTTCTAAACGACTTCTCAATTATAATACTCTTCGTCTAACTTGTCAAGTAATTGTTTTCTATGTTCCCACGTCTGCCCTGACGTACTCCCTCTGCAAGGGTTTACACACATACTGTCAGAGAACTCATTACATACTAGTCCTGCTAGGTCGTGGGGATCTCCTTCCTTACCTGTAGACCAGTACAACTGATCTTCTATCCACGTTGCACCACACTTAGGACATACTCTCATTGCCAACGTGTAACTGTTAACTCTACTGCTCCTCTGATATTAACATCTTGATTTTCTATTTGGTATCCTTCCTTCTTTGCAGCAGCAGTCAATAGTTCTACAGCATACTGCTGTGAAATCTTATCTAATAATCTTTTGGGTGGTACAGATTGATCCCACGTCTGTAAATCTGCAACCAATTCGTAACTCTCTGTTTGAGAGTTCCATCTAAATCCTATATCATTTCCTATCGTTACATCACACAGTACCTTCTCGTGTTGATGACCTAATGGATTTTCTATGAACTGATTAGTATCAACCTGATAGTTCAGCACCAAGAGTGCTTGTATCAACGGTGTTTTTTTCTTCAGTTTTGTTTTTATTGTGCTGAGATGTGACATAGTACTCTGGTTTAAAAGATCTTCCACCTAGATCACCTAAGGCATTCTCGAAAGGTGATGTAATATTTAAACACTCATCTGATACTGCACCGATAACTTCTTCAGTAACTGTGCCATCTTGAGCAATAGTAAATTTTATTGATTGGGGTTTCATTCCATCTCCGCTACGGTTTTCTTAAGTGCCTCAACCATTTGATCTATATTACCAAACACCTCACCAACACTAACATCCTTTGGGATACCAACAGCATCCATAATCTTACGAACATCCTCTGCCATCTTCTGTGCAGCAGGATCATCTTTCTTAGATAGTTCCACACGTGTCCACAAGACACGTTGTTTGTTCAACAGTTCAGTTACTATCTCAATGTACTCTTGCTTTTCATCAGCATCTAATTCTGGAAATGCCATAGTCATTTCTGCTAGACGATCTTGTAGAGCATTGATAGTCTTGATCTCTGTCTTTACGAATTCAGAATCTTGGAAGCCCATTAGAACATTAATTTAGCACGGGATGTTTTCTTGATAAAATTAAGACGCTGTGCGTCATACTTAAGTTTCTCTTTAAGAGGTTTGGAAACTAGTTTATTAATACTATCTACTTCAATACTATTTTGTTCACAAAAATGAACGATAGCATCAATGTAATTCATATCAGCATTGTCTGAAACTAATTTTTCAATTTCACCAGCAAATTTTGTAGAAGTCATAAATTTATTTTCAATATCTTCAGGTGGCTGTGGCATAACTCAACTCATATTCTAGGATGGCGGCCTTAAGATTAGAATAATGAGTTGCTTTATCAGTAGTCTTAACTAACTGACACTCACCATCTTCACAAGCAACAAGAACAGCAAACTGTTCTACCTCTATACCATATCTTTCGTAAAACATATAGCCATAGGCACACATCTGAGTGAAGTATCCATCCAGAATGTTCTGTCTCTTAGGTGACTTAGATGTTTTGAAATCAATGACAGATAATACTCCATCAAGTTCAGCAATAATGTCAACCTGTCCTGCAATCTTTAATTTGTCAGACCATAGCATAGACTCGACTAGTCTAGGGCTATCTATTCTATCTATAACACTCTGTGAAGTGCGAAACATCTGTACAGGTAGAGGAGAATCTTTATGATTCTCTAGGTCTAACCTATTCATAATGTAATCTTCACAGATAGCGTGAAAGTTGGTACCTCTGGTGCAAGATCGCTTAGTGACACGATCTGCTTCCTCCTTACCAACTCTCTTACGCCACTTGTTAATGATGGCTTTCTTTTTCTTTTGATTAGATAGTACTGTAGTGACTGAAGGGTAATGTGCACCCTCCACAGCGTAAAGGCGTTTGCCTTCCACCATTTGTCTCTTCAAGTTTACCGAGTCAATTAATTCAGAATGATCAAATGTTTTCATTGTAACCTTGGTTGATCTTGGAGACCAGATACGATCTAACCAGACCAGACCTCACGATATCCTCAAGACCGAATTCGATTTTGCCGAACTCAGGCATACCTTGTAGGATCTGCATAAAATCTAGAATGCCAGTGCGTTCTGTGACCTTAAGTAGGTCAGACTGGCTAGCGTCACCAGCAAAGAAAATCTTGCTGTTCTCGCCAACTCTTGTCATTATACTATCTAACTCGTGAAAATTCAAGTTCTCGAATTCATCTACGATTATAATAGCATTATCAAGAGTCGTACCCCTAAGAAAAGAAGTAGACCAAAAAGATATGGTCTCTTGTCTTTGGAGGTCATCGTATAACGTGTCAAATTCTTTGTCCGTATACATTGAGAACATATGCTTGACCATATTCCTATAAGGAATCTGATACAAATATGATTTGTCCTCGTGGGTGCCAGGTAAGAATCCTATCTCCCTAGTGGGAACTAATGATCTTACAATGTATATTTTCTCATAAGGAGTGTCTTCTGTCAAGACCTCCTTCAATGCTTGATACAAAAGGCAAAATGTCTTACCTGTACCAGCACATCCATAAGCAACTAGATTCTTTCCAGTAGCATACTGTTCCCATAACAATTCCTGAGCAGGAGTCAGAGGTTCTATTGGTTTTAATAGATCTTTGTTAACAGGTTTAGTACGTTTCATCTGCTTAGTGGACAACGTAGA